AGCTACCGTTTCTGGTACAGCTACATTCGTTGGTGACGAGCATGCCGCATTGGCTGTTTTGATCAACCGTGTTGCTAACTTGATCGCCCAACGTACACGTCGTGGCGCTGGTAACTACGCTGTTGTTTCTTCAGCTGCCTTGACAGTATTGCAAAGTGCTACAACTAGCGCATTTGCACGTACTACAGAAGGTACATTTGAAGCTCCTACAAACACCAAGTTTGTTGGTACATTGAACGGCGCTATGCGTGTGTTCGTTGACTCTTATGCTAGCGACACTACACCAGTGTTGGTTGGTTATAAAGGTTCTTCAGAAGCTGACGCTCCTGCATTCTACTGCCCATACATTCCTTTGATGTCTTCAGGCGTTGTGCTGGATCCAAGCACATTTGAACCAGTTGTGTCATTCATGACACGTTATGGTTACATCGAGTTGACAAACACTGCATCTAGCTTCGGCAATGCTGGTGACTATGTTGGCGAGATCGCTGTATCTAACTTGTCTTTCAGCTAATCACTGCAAGGCTTACCCAGGGATGGGAAGGTACGAAAAAGCCCCGCAAGGGGCTTTTTCTTTGGCTATATAAAATATGATTTATTCTTACTCAAAACTATTTGATCCAAAGCCTTACGATTATGGTCCGTGGCTAACACAAATTATGCCTGACCAGTGCTTGGTGTTTAATGGTGGTGACTTTGGCACACAGGATCAATGGGAGACCAGCAGAGAAATTGTATCAAAAAATTTAAAGCAAGCAGTTGCTCAGTTTGGTATTACTAGTATTAAGATAGATGTATCAATGAATCCTATGTTATTATCAGACATACGCCTTACACAAGCAATACATGACTTTGATAAAATTGCATCAACTGAAGTATTCCACACTGATTACAGTATTAGAAATTTACTGTCACCAAAGTATATATTTTTGCCAACTATACTTTGGATCTACAGCACAAGATATGAAGGGTGGGCAGGAGCAGACGCATATGATGCGGGCACTAACAAAACTCGTCCTCTAATGAGTTTGAACAGACAACCTAGGCTTCATAGAGTGTTATTGTTTAACGAGTTTTGCAAGAGACAATTATTTTCACATTGTGATTTTAGCTTTGTATTTCAAGTGCAAGGTGTGAATTGGGAATTTGATTTTCCATACTTGAATACAGATGATAGGCAGTATTTTATTAACAATCGGAATTTGTTACCAATGCTGATTCCCAACGAAACATTGGATTTTGTAACAGCAGTAGGCGATATCTCAGTTAACAGACCAGTGTACCATGCATGTGCAGTAAATTTAGTAACTGAAACTAGTTTTGATATGCCCTGGTTTAGTGAAAAAATTTGTAAACCATTTGTGGCAAATCAAATACCAATCATAGTAGGACCGTTGGGTATTAATGCGTATCTCAAAAGTACTGGGTTAGACATGTTTGATGATCTAGTCCCGTGGCATACATGGGATCATGTGTTTGACTTATCAACAAAAATCAAGCTCATAGCACAATTTGTTGAGCAATGGGTACTCAGCGGCACTATGTTGCTAGATTACCGTGAAAGAATAGAAAGAATTAACTATAATAAATTTTACTTTCATAGTCAAGAGTTTAGAGATAGAGTAATGTTTAATACATAAGCCGCAAATATTTTAGTTAAATATCTCTATGCAAACAATATTCAAACATTCAAAAAAAGATGCATTTCTTATAGGTCAAACAATTCTAGTGCTATTAACAGCTATAGTAATGGCTAGTCTTGATCTTAATGTCTGGTGGAATTTGTTTATAGCACCATTTCATGTTATGCTAATTCTTAGTATGCAAAACACATCGTTACATCATCATACACATTGGGCAACATTTGATAAAAAGATTTTTAATAACGTATATGAACTATTGCTTGCGGCATCAGCAGGGTTATCGCCGCAAGTGTATAGAATTGTTCACTCTGTGCATCACAAGTATGTAAATGATTCTCCAGTTAACGGAAACACTAAAGATGGAATTTCTGTATTTGCAAAAGGAATAAACGGAGAAGTTGAAAATGCTTGGAAATTTTGTTTCCGTAGAGCCGTTATTGCTTGGACAATCCCGTGGAAATATGTTTTATGTCAAATCTGGCAACCAGAACGTGTTAAATTACCAATGATAAATTATATTCTTTGGCGTAGGGAACAACTTGCATTTGTTACATTTATTGTATTCTTGTTTTCTTTAAACTTTATATACGGGCTTTGGTTTTTATTTGTAATCAGTTTTGCAGCTTGTTTTTTAAATTATGCCTGGCACTATGGAGAACACTATGGCAGCTATCACCATCGCGGTGACACCACACAAGATTCGGTGGGAATTTATAACAAGTGGTATAATATTTTTTGTTTTAATTCGGGGCTACATCAAGAGCATCATCACCGCCCAGGCGTACATTGGACAAAATTATCTGAAATTACTCCAGTTCTTCCAGCAGGAAGAGTAATAGCTAATGGTATGCATATATTTAATGTGCCTTGGAAAAAAGATTTTAAAGCACTTTTGGTTAAATCTTAAACCAAGATAGATATTGAGCAATTTTTTTAGTTACACTTGCCCAATCTCCACGAGTGGGTTGTCTAAACAATCTAGCATTAGAATACCATGGCGAGCTATCTCTGTCTAGCAGCCAGCGCCAATCAAGCGCATACTGATTAAGCATAATCCATGTTGGTCTTCCCAACGCACCAGCGAGATGTGAAATAGCGGTGTCAACAGAAATTATAACATCAAGATGTTGCATAAGTGCAGCAGTATCTGCAAAACTTCTAATACTACCTGGATAACGAGTAACACCAGCATCAGCTAACGCTAGTTCCTCATCTTCGGTAGCATCAATTTGCAAGTTAATCCATTCATACTGAGGGTTTGCTCGAACCATTTCTAGTATAACAGGAAACGGTACACTCTTGTGTCGGTTAATCCAGGAATCCCTGCGCCCACTCCAACTGATGCCAACACGCATGCGATGTTTCAAGCCCAGTCGTTGTTGCCATTCTTTAACTAGTTCAGGATCTGAATTCATGTAGCTTTGTATTTTAGGCAAGTTATCTACAGTAACACCCAAAATTCCCGGAATACTCATGATAGGTACCCAGGTATCAAACGTTCCAGGATCATCGTTGTAGCCGCCAACCCATTCAATAATATTACTACGAGCCAACATTGGAACAAGCCCATCTGTAACTTGTAATTTTACTTTTGCACCCTTTGCATGCAAGTTGTATATAAATCTAACAAATTGGATATTATCACCGTGTCCTTGCTCGCCAACTACCAGAATAGTCTTGCCAGCAACATCCTCACCACGCCATTTTGGCTGTGAAAATTTTGGTTCAGTCCCTGCCAAGTGTTCGTATTCCCAGCGACTTTCGTATGCTGGCCAGCCTTGTTGATAGTTACCCATAAGCAAGTGGCTAACTGCTAGGTTAAATTTAGCAGTGATGTTGCTTGGGTCAAGTATAGCCGCATGTTGCAAAAATGGAACAGCACGTTGCGGAAAACCACATTCACGCATGACATTTCCGTAGTTGTTAAATGCCGCAGCAGAAGTAGGATCTTGTACAAACGCTAGTGCGTAGCACTGCAATGCTTTTTCGGGCTCGGTATTTTCCCGATGCTGGTTGCCTTGTTCAATAAGCTCATTAGTATTCATAGGGATATTTACGCTACTGCGGCTTCGTATTTTACATTTTCCATAAATACTTGTCAACACAATCGGGTGTTTTATGCTGAGATTAATACCCACAGCGTAGCGACTAGAACTCGCATCGGACTTCTTTAAGGAGAAAACAAAATGGGTCGTCCTCTAAAAATACAAAAATCAAGCACTGGATCAGGCAACGGCGGCGCAGCCGTTGGTGTGGATCTTGGCTATCCTAACTTTGATAGTTTAACAAACCCTGTGTTCAACAGTCCTGTTCAAACTCTAAACGGCACTCAATATCTTGGTGTTGTTGGCGGCGCTGGTCCAACTGATACTCCAAGTGGAACTAACCCACGTGTTGACGTCACTGTTAACATTACTAGTAGTGCCGGTGTTGCGCAAGGTTATATCATCCGTCAAAAAGGTTCTCACAAGTATCTAGTTGGTGATGTTACCAGCATTGCCGACGAAGACATGGTGGTTGGACTTGCTTACATGATTACCGCAGTGGGCACCACTGATTGGGTAGCATGTGGCGCCCCTAGCAACTATGGTGTAGGAACAATCTTTACTTGCTCAGCAGTTGGTGCAGGCACAGGTACCGCTAACTTGGTTGGTGTTTGCGTTCTACAAGACTCTGCAACACCCACAGCTGGGTTTATGAGTATCAGCTATATTGATGATACTTCGTCAGAAGTGTTTATTTCCAAGTTGACCAACAAGTTCTTGTTGGGCTGGGAAGGTGGATCTGATTACGCAGCCACATCTGTTGTTGCTGACACACGTCAAGTGGCCAACTTCTTTACTGATGAAGGCACGGTTATCAAGTCTGGTACTGCACAAACCACTATCAACGTGGCATTGGTACAAAACGTTACTTCTTAATTGATTTAACCCCTGGATCCTCCTAGATAACTACTAGGAGGATTTTTTATGAATGTAGCTTTTGTATTAGGTAATGGCGTTAGCCGGCAAAGTGTTGACTTAAACACAATATACCAGTTGGGAACAGTTTACGGGTGCAATGCATTGTATCGAGAGTTTAAGCCTCATGTGCTGATCAGCACAGATGCACCCATCAGCACACATATTCAGCAAACTGGATACAGCAAAGATAACATCCACTACACTCGCAAGCCACTTAGCGATACTGGGGCAAGACGCATATCGCAACAGTATTTTGGGTTTAGTTCGGGACCAATTGCTGTTGGTCAAGCAGCATTGGACAATCATCGAGTGATATATCTAGTGGGGTTTGACATGGGACCTACCCGTGTTGGTAAATTCAACAACATATATGCTGATACTGAATTCTATAAAAAAAGCTCATCAAACCCCACATACACTGGAAATTGGGTCAGGCAACTCAAACAAGTCATGAAAGATTTTCCTAAAACTAGCTTTTTCAGGGTCAAGGGAGACACTACTGCGGAAATTGGTGAGTTACAAAATGTCCCAAATCTTGTAAACATGCCCATGGCAGACTTTTTAAACCGCATAAATAACACAAAGGAACTCTAAATGTCCACCTATAAGCGTGTCAGCGGTAATTTAACTATTCAAACACTTAGCGCAAACGATATTGTAACTATCGATGCTGCTACAGTTAACATGACTGGTAACTTAACAGTTACCGGTAACGCCACACTTTCGGGCAATATTTCAGGTGACAAGCTGTTTAACGGTACAACCAGTATTGAAATTCAAACAGCTAGTGGTAATGCAAACATCACAGTTGGCGGAGCATCAAACGTGGCAGTGTTTACTCCTACTGGGCTAATTGTGACCGGTACATACACTGCTAACGGCACAATCACTGGCGGCAACTTGGCCACAGCAGGAACAGTAAGTGCAGGCGGCAACATCACAGGGGCAAACATCAACACCCCGGGTAATATTTTTCTAACTAGAATTTCCACAGCAACATCAAGTCCAGTAATTAGATTCTCTGATTCAAACACAGCCGTTACCACTCTTGGCGCAAACATTGGCGCAATTGAATGGGTCACAAGCGATGCTACTGGCGCAGGAGCAAGAACAACTGCGGCTATCAAAGCAGTATATGCTGACTCTAGCGGAAATGCTAACATTTTAATTCAATATGCAAACTCAGCAAGTCTGAGTACCGCAATTGCAATCACTGGTGTTAATGGATTTATTGGCATGGGAGGCAATGTTGCTCCAGCCCACAATCTTGCCATTGATGGAACAGTCTATGCAAGTGGTAACGTAACTGGTGGCAATATTATCACAGGCGGCGCAGTAAGCGCAACTGGCAACGTTTTGGCAACTGGCAACATTACTGGTGGAAACGTAGCAATAAGTGGTATAGTATCAGTAACTGGTAACATAACTGGTGGAAACATCATTAGTATCAGTGCTATCTCTGCTGGGTCGGGCGGTGTATATTCTACTGGCAATGTAACTGGGGGCAACGTAAACTCAGACGGCTTGATATCAGCTACTGGTAACGTATATGCCGGTGGAAACTTGTTAACACAAGGATACGTAAGCGCAACTGGGAATCTTCTTGGTAATGAATTAAGGGTATCAAATGCCAATGTATCAGGCAACATGTTTGGTACAGGTATTGGTGTTGAGAATATAGTATGGCAAAGCACAGATACTACCATTAGTTCTGTTAGTATGGCAAATATTGGAATTTTAACGTTTACTGCATTAGCCAATCAAGTGTACAAATTTCAAGCCTATATGCCAGCAGTCCCTGATGGTGCAACTACCACTGCGTTTTCAGTTAACTTCCCAAGCGGTACTTGCCAGTACACAATTGAAGCTCAAACCACAGCAACATCAGCTTTTTCAACGTCATCATCCAATACTTCTGACAGCTCAGGAGCAAGCCAGGCCATGACAGGTACCACTCTAAGAACCGTGCGAGTCTCTGGCACATATACAAATACTGCCAACACAGCCGTCACACTTAGAGGCCAAACCAGTGCTAGCAACGTCACTATTAAGTCTGGCTCCAATCTTTCATACACTAGAATCGGTTAAATTGTAATCCGGGTACTTTGGTAAATACACTAGAGGATCTGGATTATCTATGACACAACAAATCATTGACATTGGCGCCGCAGCCAATGACGGCACTGGTGAAAACTTGCGCAGTGCGTTTAACGCTGTTAATGAAAATTTCACGGAAGTTTATGCCGCGGGCCCTGTTGACAGCAACGTCCAGATTGCAAATAACACAATATCAATCACTGAATTAAATGGCAATTTAATTCTACAAGGCAATGGCATCGGGAATGTTGTTACAAACAACAACATGCGTCCCAATATTGATGCTGTTTTTGACATTGGCAACCCCTCTTTTAGATATGATACTGTATACGCCACATAT